CTGGAAACGGCGGAACAGCACCGCAGGCGGCAGACCCGGATGGCTTTATGAGCCTCCCGGATGGCATCGACGAAGAACTTCCATTCAACTAGAGAGAAGGTGCGAAATGGCGTGGAAAAGATATGCCGGAAATAAATACGGCAGCCGAAAAGCGGAAGTGAATGGCATCGTGTTCGACTCGAAGCGGGAGGCGGCGCGGTACCAGGAGCTTCTGCTCCTCGAAAAAGCAGGAGAAATAAAGGATATCCGGCGGCAGGTCAAATATGTGCTGATTCCGGCACAGTACGAGCATCTGGAAAGCACAACCAAGAAAGGGCGCGGAAGATGCGTTGAGCGGGAATGTGCCTACATAGCGGATTTTGTATACAAGACGATTCTGCCGGACGGGGATACCCTTACGATCGTAGAAGACACCAAGGGATTCCGGACGAAAGATTATATCATCAAACGGAAGCTGATGCTTTCCGTGTATGGAATACGAATCAGGGAGATTTAGGGAGGAGAGTAACATGGCGGATATCAAATGGATTAAGATCACGACAGATATCTTCGACGATGAGAAGATTCTGTTGATTGAGAGCCTGCCGGAGGCGGACTCGATTATTGTGATCTGGTTTAAGCTCCTGTGCCTTGCCGGGAAGATGAATAACAGCGGTGTGTTCCTGCTGAGTGATAAAATCGCCTACACGGACAAAATGCTGGCAACCATCTTCCGGCGGAAGGAATCTACGGTACAACTGGCACTTAAGACTTTCGAGCAGTTTGGCATGATTGAGATTCTGGACGGTGTGATTACCATCCCGAACTGGGGAAAGCATCAGAACCTGGAACAGCTGGAGGCCCGGAAGAAGTACCAGAGAGAATACCAGCGGGACTACCGCAGAAAACAGAAGCTTCTGCTGACTGGTGAGCAGGAAGAAAATACAGAGGAAAGTTCATGTGAAGATTCACGTAAACATTTACATAAATATTTACATGAATCCAACGTTAACAGCCTAGATAAAGAGAAAGATAAAGAAGAAGATAAAGATAAGAATAAAGAGAGTAAAGAGAAAGTAACCTGCGAGCAGGTTGTGGACCTTTACCGGTCCATCTGCGTTTCTTATCCCAAGGTTATTTCTCTTTCCGAAGCCAGAAAACGAGCGATCCGGGCACGGCTGAAAATGTACAGCATGGATGACTTCCGGATGCTGTTCGAAAAGGCGGAGGCATCCTCGTTCCTGAAAGGGGCGAATAACCAGAACTGGTCAGCCAACTTCGATTGGATGATCAAGGATGCCAATATGGCTAAGGTAATCGACGGAAACTATGATGACGGACCGTGGAACAAGCATACAGTCAAGCAGCCTTCAGGAAACAATACAGCGAAGCAGTTAGATGATTTTTACAATATGGCGACCGAATGGGCCGCCCAAGAAGATGGTGATAAGGATGAATAAGCAGGAATTTTCCCTGTTCACAATGGCGCTGAAGACCTATTATCCCCGGGAGAACCTGCTCCCGAATACCCAGGCGATGGAACTGTGGTACCAGCAGCTCCAGGATATCCCATACCGCACGGCAGAGGCGGCGCTGAATCAGTGGGTTGCCACAAATAAGTGGTCTCCATCCATCGCAGATATCCGTGAGACGGCCGCAGGGGTCGCTTCCGGCGAAGTTCTCGACTGGGGTGAAGGATGGGAGCAGGTGTTGAAAGCAATTCGAAAATACGGCTTATACAGAGCTGAGGACGCAATGGAGAGCTTCGATCCGATCACAAGGCAGTGCGTGGAACGGCTCGACTTCAAGCAGATCTGTATGTCGGAGAACATCTCCGCGGACCGCGCAAACTTCCGCATGATCTACGAGCAGCTGGCGGAGCGGAGACGGCAGGAAGCACAGACGCCGGAAGCATTGAAAAACCTGATCGGCGATATCCAGAGAAAGCAGATGCAGATCGGAACCAGGGAGGATGCGTAGCATGGAGAAGTATGAAACCTGTAAACATGTGCTCAGCGTGGGCAGAACAGCGGTGTATGTAGGCACCGGCTGCCCGCGGGCAAATATGATCCGTGGCACGCTGGTGAGCGCCAAAACACGGTGCCGCAAGTGCCTGCGGTGGGAAGGAAGAGAAGATGCAGAAAACGCCGGAAAAGGTAGAGAAGCAGATCCTGGAACTGTTGAAAGCGGGCATGACGCAGAAGGCAGTGCGGGAAAAGTTCGGAGTCGGGCACGCCGTCATTCGCAGAATCGTGGAAGAGAACGGTCTTCTACGGGCTGATCGGGAACTTGAACGGCATAAAAAGCTGGATTTTTCCCAGTATCTTCTGGATGACTGGGACGAAACAAGAATTGAATTATTGGAAAGGGCGAGAAGATGGCAGTGATTGGAATTGTTGTGTTCTGCGGTGTGTTGGTTGGCCTGTTTGCCTGGTTACTGAACCGGCCAGAGCGTCCGAAGGATCCGGAAGAGGACCGGGAGCAGGAAGAATATCTTACAGAATGGAGAAGAAAGCATGAAAAAAGAGATTAAAAAAGCAATGGGCGTAAGCCCGGTTACCGGCCGGATCTATTACGGAAACCTCCGCGGGGATGAATGGATCGGCGGCAAAGAGGATGTGACAGAGACGGCTGTCAGAGCCGTATTCGAGTGGTTTGTAGAAAAATTTGAAGATGTATGCCCGGCGGATGGTCAGTACACACTTGAGTTCCTGGATGAAGAGTATGCGCTTACGATGAAGAGAAAGAGTTTTGAATATCCCGCAAGGTGGAAGAACAGGGCAGAACATAACGATTACATCCACGCCGAATGCTCTAAGTGCGGATTCCAGGTCGAGAGTATCGAAGCGGTTGAAACGGGTAGATGCAGCGCAGAATACACGAAGGTAAAGTGGAAATATTGCCCGAAATGTGGTTCAAAAATGACGGTATAAATTATTTGATCGTCCAGAGGTGATGTTATGAAAGAAAATACACCGGAACAGCAGTTAGATTTGCTTTGTAGTCAGATAATCCGCGAACGCGATCATTGGAACTACATAAACGAAAATGGCTGTAATGATCCGTTCTGGCCGGATGGCTGCAATATGAATCTGACGAGAAATCATATTATTTCTTACAAGAGAGATATTGCAGAGTTATGTGAAGAAAACGGAATGCCGCTTCCGGAAGAATATTTTTTGAAGATTCCGCCGGAAGTAGACGATAATTATATGGCAAACCTGAAACAGCAGGCACGTGTCGATCGGTTAAAACAGCAGGGGGATAAGTTAAGCTTGAAAAAAACAAAATTCGTCGATGACGGACAGCTGGAGTTTGGATGAGGTGAAAAACAATGAATGGTGAAGGATATCGTGATCCGACCGCGGACAGGGCAATTCGAAACGCTACCCACCTGCCGAGACAGATCTGGAGTGTGGTCAAGGCTGTACGGGAGGTTTTGAACGTGTCGCACCTGGAATTGGTCGAGATCAGAATGAGAGACAGAACAACCGGAAGAGAACATAAGTGGGGAGGTGATACCAATGGAGAAAAAGGTTCTGGAGCAGTACATAGACGCATGCGAGCTGATCAAAGAGACGGAAAAGGACATTAGACGGCTGAAAAAGAAGCGGCAGACCATCGTGCAGACGAACGTGTCCGGGAGCAATCCGGAATTTCCGTACAATCCGCAGCACTTCAAGATCGCAGGGACAGCGTTCACTTATGAGGAGGATGCCAGATTGCGGCACGAGGAGAAGATTCTGGAGGAGCGTCGGGAGAACGCCCAGCGGCTGAAAGTGGAGGTGGAGCAGTGGATGAACCACATCCCGCAGAGAATGCAGCGCATTATCAAGTACAGAGTCTTCGAGGAGATGAGCTGGAGCCAGGTGGCAAGTAAACTGGGGCGGAAAGCTACGGAGGGCAGTGTGAAAATGGAATTTCAAAGATTTTTCGAGAAAGAGTAAACTTTGTTACGTTTGTTACATATGTTACGATTCAAAATGTTATAGTGTATCATGGAAGAACGGCAGGAAGGGTTTCATCTTTTCTTTACCTCCTTGTGAATGTATTTTGAGCGGCGGTCAGGTGTTACAGCTTGACCGCTGATTGGGCGGCATCAGCCCGTGGAAAAAGTCCGAATGATGTACGATGTTGAACGAAGCCCCCAGACATCTAAACTGAGAGCGATGCACCGCCTTAGAGAGATTGACAAGGCCTGCTTGAATTTTATAGTTATGTAGTGCCATAACTACAAAAAACGGTAGGAAGTGCTATTGGAACGTAGCTCAAGGAGAGCGCAGAGACGCCGGCACGAGGCGCAGGTTCGAATCCTGCAGTTCCAACTCTCCAGTGGATGGAGATTCTCCGATTTGTTACTCTTATACAAGGATTCCTCGCAGAGATGCGGGGAATTTTTGCGTGCAGAAATGAGGTGAGCTTGAGTGACGGAAAAACAGAAAAGATTTTGTGATGAATATTTGAGTGATTTGAACGCCACTCGGGCATATAAAGCAGTGTATAAAAGCGTGAAAAGTGATGAAGTAGCTAAAGCGGCGGCAAGCAGATTGTTAACTAATGTTAACGTTAAAAAATATATAGCTGATCGGATGGAAGAGATCCACAACGAGAAGACGGCGGACGCCCAGGAAGTAATAGAGTATCTGACTTCCGTGCTTCGCGGAAAAAGCAGTTCCACAGAAATTGTAGTTGAAGGAACCGGTGATGGCTGCAGCGAAGCGAGGACGATGGAAAAATCCCCGTCAGAAAAAGAACGATTAAAGGCTGCAGAGCTCCTGGGTAAGAGATACGCATTGTTCACTGATAAAGTTGAAACAGATGTAGATATGGACCTGAACATCACGATTGATTACGGCGAGGATGATACCGGATGAAAATAAAGGTAGAAGCAAATGCTGGTTTCAAAGAGGTTGATCGCAGTAAAAAACGCTACATCGTGATGAAAGGTTCTGCCGGATCCGGAAAGAGCATGGACACGGCACAGAATTATATCATTCGTTTAATGAATGATTCGGGACGTAATCTTTTGTGTGTCCGAAAAGCAGATGTAACGAATAGAGATAGCACTTTTGCAGAATTGCAGAGTGCTATTTTTCGTATGTTCGGAGAAAGCTATAAGAAGTATTGGTACATCAATACTTCAAATATGCTTCTGGAATGTAAGAACAATCATAACCAGATCATCTTCCGCGGGGTAAATGACGAGAAGCAACGTGAGAAACTTAAGTCAATTACCTTTAAGCGCGGGAAGCTTACCGATGTTTGGATAGAGGAAGCCACAGAGATTACACAGTCAGATTTTGAAATTATCGATGACCGACTTCGAGGTATATTGCCGGAGGGGCTGTTCTACCAGATCCGGTTAACATTCAATCCGGTGTCGTCACATCACTGGATTAAGAAAGTGTTCTTTGATCGTGTTGATCCGGATGTACTGACACATCAGTCAACCTATGAGAATAATCGGTTCATCGATGAAGCGTATCACAGACGTATGCTCCGGCGTAAGGAAGTAGATCCGGAAGGTTATCGGGTGTATGGTCTGGGTGAATGGGGAGAGGTTGCCGGTCTTATCCTTAAGAACTATGTCATCGAGGAATTTGACCGAAATCCGGAGAACTATGATTACATTGTGAACTCACAGGACTTTGGATTTAACCATGCCAACTGTATCGGCGAGGTAGGATTTAAGGACGGAGATCTCTATTTGTTTCAGGAATTGTATGTGTATGAGATGGACACAGAGGAGATTATTAGGCTGGCCGCTGGAAGATTTAACAAGAAACTGAGGATGTGGTGTGATTCAGCTGAGCCGGACCGTATCAAGATGTGGCAGAAAGCCGGATACAGGGCGAAGGGAGTCAATAAAGAGACAAACAGTGTCCATGCTCAGATAGACTATTTGAAACAGCACATGATCCATATACACCCGTCCTGTGTGAATACCATAAAGGAAATACAACAATGGAAGTGGAAGAAAGATGAGCGTACCAACACTTATCTGGAAGAACCAGTTCCATTTTTTGATGATGCAATGGCGATGCTGCGTTATTCCATCGAGGAAGAGCGTAAAGCTAAGCCGAAACTAAACAGAAACCTGAAGGGAGGACTGTAAAGTGTTATTTCGATTACCGTCAGAAGAAGAACTGACAGATAATAAATTGAATGAATTCATAGCAAAACATAATGCAGAGTGTGCCTTTCGGTTTAAACATCTGAAAGATGCATACGAAACAGACTACCAGATTTTTCACCAGAAGCCAAAGCCGGATTATAAACCAGACAATCGTATTGCTGTGAACTTTGCAAAATATATGGTGGATACATTTAACGGATATTTTATCGGGAATCCAATTAAGATATCTGTGGATGGTGATGCTGCAGGCAACATCAAAAAATATGTGGAGCTCCTGGATCAGTACAATGATCAGGACGATAACAATGCGGAGCTGTCGAAGATCTGTTGCATTTACGGCAAAGGATACGAGATGTATTACGTAGATGAACTGGGAAACATCGGGATTACATATCTGACACCGTTCGATGCTTTTATAATCTACGATGATTCGGTGTTGTGCAGGGAGCGGTATTTTGTTCGACTGTACATAGATTCGAATGATGTACTGCATGGCAGTGTATCAGATGACACCAAGGTACGGTGGTTTACCCAGAAGGGAAAGCTTGTCTGGGAGGAAGAAGAAAAGATACATGGATTTGACGGGGTGCCGGCTACAGAGTATGTGGAGAACAAGGAGCGCACATGCATCTTTGAACCGGTAATGTCAATGATTGATGCTTATAACAAAGCAATCAGTGAGAAATCAAATGATGTAGATTATTTTGCGGATGCCTACATGAAGATACTTGGAACTATGCTTGGTAATGACGAGGTGAAGCACATCCGGGATAATCGTATTATTAACTTTGATGGAGATGCGAATCAGCTTATTGTAGAGTTTTTGAATAAGCCAGATGGAGATACCACACAGGAACATTTGATTGATCGTCTGGAGAAATTAATATTCCAGATCGGTATGGTTGCGAACATCTCAGACGAGAATTTCGGTACAAGCTCCGGCATTGCCATGAAGTATAAGCTGCAGGGAATGAGCAATCTGGCCAAGACAAAAGAACGAAAGTTTACATCTGGAATGAACCGGCGGTACAAGCTGATCTTTTCGAATCCTGTATCTGGAATGAAAGAAGATGACTGGGTGAAACTGCATTATCATTTCACACCGAATATTCCATCGAATGTACTGGAGGAGAGTCAGATCGCCGGCAACTTGGATGGAATCGTATCACAAGAGACACAGCTTGGCGTACTGTCTGTAGTGGACAATGTGCAGGGAGAAATTGATCGAATACAACAGGAAGAAAATCAAAAAGCAGAGTACATGGTGCTTGGAAGAAATGAAAACTCTATATTGGAAATGATAACCATCATAAAAGAATATGCGGAAAGAAATGGAGAGGAACCGGTCGATGTTTTCAATAAAATACTTGGAGAAGGCGTAAATGGCAATGAAGAGTAGTGAGTATTGGAAGAAACGAGAGGCTGAAAACGCCATGAAAAACCAGATCTCGGAGGTGCAGTACAAGAAAGATATTGAAGAAATCTATGCCAATATGATGGATGAGATCAATAAAGAGATCAACGGATTTTACACTAAATATGCTGCAAAAGAAGGCATCACAATGGCTGAGGCAAAGAAGAGAGTAAGCAAGCTGGATATTGCAGCATACGAACGAAAAGCAAAGAAGTACGTTGAAACAAAAGATCTTTCTGATCAGGCAAACGAAGAGATGCGGATCTATAATCTGACAATGAAGGTGAACCGGTTAGAGCTCCTGAAAGCGAATATCGGTCTTGAGATGGTATCCGGGTTTGATGAGATGCAGAAATATTTTGATAAGAAGCTGACCGACAGAACACTGAAAGAGTTCCAGAGACAAGCCGGTATCCTTGGTAAGTCGGTCCTAAAGAATGAGAAATACGCTCATGCAATTGTGAATGCATCGTTTAAGAATGCGACATATTCGGATCGTATTTGGATGTATCAGGGTATGCTCAAGGCAGAGCTGGAAGGATTACTTGCATCAGGACTGATCAGAGGACAGAATCCGAAGAAACTTGCGGTGCACCTGCAGAAACGCTTCGGTGCAAGCCGGGAGGATGCAGAGCGGCTCATGGTCACGGAGCTTGCCAGAGTCCAGACAGAAGCTCAGAAACAGTCCTATATCCGAAATGGATTCGAAGAGTATACATACGTTGCCTGCGGGAATGCAGATGTCTGCGAGCGGTGCCAGGCGTTGGACGGTAAGCATTTTAGGGTGCAGGATATGATGCCAGGGACAAATGCGCCGCCGATGCATCCGCGATGCCACTGCTCTACGGCGGCCTATGAAGACAGCACAGAGTATGAGAAATGGTTGAAATTTCTGGAGCAGGGTGGTACCACAGAAGAATGGGAAGCTTCGAAAAACAGAAAGGCGAGATACAAAGACAACGAAGGCATATTCCAAACATTGGATGGCAGATCAAAGGGGCGAGACGTTATCAAACCTCGAAATATCATGAAAGAAATGAAAAAGTCCAGCATCGGAACGGAAATGTTGGAATATCTTCAGGAAAATGATATTCAAATAAAGGTATGGTACGGAGTTGATGTCGACGAGGGACTGGACGGACTTTTCGAAGATGGTGAAATCAACATTTATGCTGATAACACCAAAACGGTTCGTGAGACAGCTATTACAGTGATTCACGAGGCCACACATGCCAAAATCAACAAGCCAAACACCAAAAATCAAGAGTTACAATGCTATATGAACGAGTACAGACATCAAAACATTGAATTGACAGAGAAAGTTGTCCAGGATATAATTAATCATATAAATGATAAATATCCGAATTTGAAATGGGAGGGATTGTTTATGACGAATACTCTGAATATGCCGCCTCATGAGAGGGTAAAACTTTTGAGAAAAGGCGAAAAAGTTCTGTGCAAGAAATGCAAAAAAGGAATTATGATTCCTGTTGGCGACCGTGAAAAAACCAATACTTTTTACTGTGATTCTTGCAAGAATCAGTTAATTATCAACTGATGATAAGGAGACAGGACAAATGGCTCAGAATGATTATTTCGTGATTGTATACCAGGTACTGAAATATCTGTATGAATGCTTGAAAAAGGGTGAAAAACCAGAAGCGTGTTACCTTACAGCATCGGCTTATAATATTCATGAGAATTATTGGCAGTATATCATTTTAAGCCTGATTACGGAAGAATATGTAAAAGGCATTGCTGTTAATCATACGAAAGATGGCGTTCTTTTAGGCGATCTGCCGGATGCCATTATCACACCAAAGGGTATTTCCTATCTGTTCGAAAATTCGTTGCTTGAAAAGGCAAAAAAGACGTTGAATGACGTAAAAGAGATGGTTCCGTTCGTATAAAACTGTTTAAGGAGTAAAAACGATAATGGCAAAGAATGACATGGAAGTAATCATGTATAAAATACTAAGGTATCTGTACGAATGCATGAAACTCGGTGTAGAACCAGAACTCGAACAGTTCGCGTGGAATTCAAAATTATTTGATATTCCGCAAAGCTATTGGTGCAAGATCATTGCAACGCTTGTAAGGAAGGGATATATTACAGGATTTGTGGTCGTTGACAAAACAAAAGACGCGCCAATGCTCCAAACAGACAGACCATTTGAGATTACGTTTGAGGGCGTACAGTTCCTGGAAGAAAACAGCCGCATGCAGAAAGCAAAAGAATATTGTACTGAAACATTCAACGTGATATTGTCTGCATTACTTGGCGCGATTATTTCATAGTTACCACTAGTCGAGAGGCCGGTGGTATTTTTATGCCCATTTAAGAAAGAGAGGATCAAAGAGTGATTGAAGTATCCGTTCGTAAGAACGAAATCAAGGTATCCGGCCATGCAATGTATGCACCGCACGGGCAGGACATTGTCTGCGCAGGCGTTTCCAGCCTCGTGCGGACGCTGATCCGCTCGATCGAGGATCTGACAAGGGATGAAATAGAATACGAAGTATCGCCCGGCTGGGTTGATATACAGTATGGGAATCTATCAGAGAGAGCAAGAACTCTGGTGGATTCCTTTTTTGTCGGCATCTATCTGATGGCCGATGAATTTCCGGAGCATGTCCGGATCGTGTAACCGATGTGACCGAAATGTCGTTAAACTATGATTCCGGAGCAACGGCACGGGGCTATTACAGAACGGGACGGGGCAGAAAGGACAGAAAAATAATGAAGTGCAAAAACAACCATTATCATTGGAGAATCCCGATGATCAACCTGCAGGTATTTGCAGACGGCGAAGGAGACGGCAGCGGAGCCGGAGACGGAAACGAGGACGGAACTGGAGCAGGTTCTGGAGATAGCGGCAATGAGATGTCATTTGATGATTTTCTTGGACAGGCAGAGAATCGTGCAGAGTTCGACCGCAGGGTCCAAAAGGCGGTAAATACAGCAGTGACCAAAGCACAGGAAAAGTGGCAGGCGCTGACTGATGACAAACTTTCAGAAGCGGAAAAGCTCGCGAAGATGACCAAGGAAGAGAAAGCAGAGTACAAGAATCGTAAGCTGGAGAAAGAACTGGCGGATCTGAAACGGCAGAACGCGATTTCGGAGATGTCAAAAACAGCCAGAAAGATGCTGGCAGATGAAGAAATCAACATCCCGGATGAACTTCTGGCACATCTGGTATCGGAAAGCGCTGAAGATACCAAGACGGCTGTGGAAGCTTTCGGAAAGATGTACAAGGACGCAGTGCAGGCTGCCGTAAAAGATGCTTTGAAGGGTAATGCACCAAAGGGCGGATCCGGCGGAAAAGGTGCTGTGACAAAAGAACAGATTCTTGCAGTCAGCAACCCAATTGAACGGCAGCGGCTGATTGCGGAAAATATTGCATTATTTCAGTAGGAGGAAAACAGCATGCATAGAATTGGAAAATTAGGGCTGCAGGTATTTGCGGCACCGGATAACATGACAGGTCAGGCACAGATCCAGGTAAAAGCCCGCGAGATTGATTTCGTAACATCTTTCGGCAAAAACATTCAGGCACTGCTTG